GCCTGAAGGGATTCGAACCCCCGACCCACGGCTTAGAAGGCCGTTGCTCTATCCAACTGAGCTACAGACTCAAACTTTATAGGAATTCTATAAAATTAAAAAGCGGGTGATGGGAATCGAACCCACGTGATCAGCTTGGAAGGCTGGAGTTCTACCATTGAACTACACCCGCTTATAGTCGGGGTGACAGGATTCGAACCTGCGACCTCTTGATCCCAAATCAAGCGCTCTAGCCAAGCTGAGCCACACCCCGTAAGTGTTATGTGTTTTTGTCGTTCACAACAAGATATATGTTACTACGTTCTGTTATGATTGTCAAGAACTTTTTTCATTTTATTTTATTTTTCTTTGTTAGACAAAAAAATACTGCGGATGACAGGAGTTGAACCTGCACGTCGTAGACACTAGAACCTAAATCTAGCGCGTCTGCCAATTCCGCCACATCCGCATATAATAACGCATTCATGCGAGTTTTTCATATCTCACGCTAGATTATTTACATCTCATAGCGCTAGATTTCTCGTTGACTGCTTGACTAGTATACCAAGCAAAAAACAAATTGTCAAGCATTTTATTTCACATATTTTAAAATAATATTTAACTTCCATCCATTATACTTATAACCGTGACTTATAAACAATGTTCCATCCTTTGCCAAAGACATTGACAGTATGGCATCTTTAAAATCTGCAAAAGATGTAATATAAGATATACTTGTATTCATTATATGTGTGGTACTCATCACCATAAACTGTGATTGTGTTCTGACCGCCCTCATGTCAACCAATGCACTGACTGTCGATTCTATCTTAGTCACATCAGAGGCAACCGATCCACTTTTGGCAGTTGATGATAACGTAACAGGCACAACCCTTTGGTAAATCGGTTTGCCATCAATCCAAGTACCTACCTCAATCTCATCTGTTGAATATACCTCGCTTGAAGCACCACCGCCACTGCCACCAGTTCCATCTTTTCCATCCTGTCCGTCTTTACCTTTCAGATTAGGCGTTGTAAATGTACCTGCTGCCGTGGTGATATCCAGTTTATATTGCGTGTCTGTATTTTCGGCATTTTCAATAATCTGTGGCGAAAATCCATCGACACCATCTTGTCCATCAACCCCATTAATACCGTCCTTGCCGTTCGTTCCATCCTTACCATTTACACCATCAATTCCATTCTTGCCGTCAACTCCGTCTTTCCCATTAGTACCATTCTTACCAACAACATTTCCAACATCTGTGCTTGTACCATCTGTCAAAGATACAATCAGATGTCCTGCGCTGTTAATTGATACGCTTGAGATTCCTACGCCTGTTGAGCCACTTGGCAGTTTTTTTACGATATCATCAATCTGAGATTTCGTATAATAATCGGATAAATCTACATTCTCGCCAGATGATCCACCGTTCTTTTTAATTTCCTCTTTGATCTTTTCAACCAGATACTGCAAACTTGTCTGGTCTAGGTATTTATCGCTTGGGCTTTCACTAACTCTCATGCTACTCACCGCCCATCATAACGTCAATGTCAGATTTAGAGATTCTGCGTGATCCATAATCAGTAGGCGAGTATACCGTAGGATTCTTACTTGTATACATAAGTGAAAAGCATGAATATTCCTCTTCTGGCTCTGGGATAGACGCAATCTTATCTCTAAGATTCTGTATTCTTTTCTCAAGGTATTTATATGCTTGTGATGTTGTTGTAAACTCTGTGATTGTCTGGCGCATGATATCAATGTCGTTGCTGACTGCTTCTAAGATATCCAGTGCAGATAACAACATTTGTCTCTGGTCTGTTTCCTTATTGTATTCTGCCACGGCAGATAATCCATTTTCCAATAAAAATTGTGTATACTGTTCATCCGAAAAGTATTCCTGATTGGACAATTCCATTTTTAGTCGATCTAAAATCTGCATGATTCCTCCTTTCATTGCACCAAAAAAGGAAACCTAGTTGATTAAACTAAGTTCCCTTATGTGTTGGTTAGTATTTCAATTATTCTGCAATTCCGCCACCCCAGTGACCACTACCTGTTGCCGTTGCAGGTTCACCATCGTCATCCGATGATGTATCATCATAACTGCTATCATCATATGAGTCGTCACTATCATAAGTGTCTGAATCATCGTATGAATCGTCACTATCATAGTCATTTGATTCTGCATCTTCTAATGATTCATCTGCTTTTCGCTCTTCTTCCATCATATCAATGAAAAAATCTTTTGACCATATAGCAACTCCACTTGCCTTTGAATCGGATACTGGAATAGCAACCATATAATCTGTATCAGTCACCTCAGAAATCATTTTATCAGGATCTATATCATTCAAATTCATCCTTATTTTATTTATTATATCCTTATCTTTATAACAAACAAGCGTAATTCTATCATCCTCAAACCATGCCTCATCTATATCTAATTTTTCAGCCATAGTTTCTGTGCTATCACCTATAGATATTCCATTTATAACCGCTGATTTTGATTTGCTATTGGCAACCGCTTCTATTTCTGACTCATTGTAGTGAACTTGAATTGATTCTTTTTTACTATCATTGTAAATATTAAAACTTGTATATTCTTTATCATAATCATTTTTATATTTACTCTTAACATCGTCTAGTGAATCTGTGATATTAAATTGTTCATCATTAAATCTAACTTCAAATGTATCACTACTATTGTCAGATAAAGCAAGTATAATAATAAGTAAACACGGAATAATAATAATCAATAATAATTTATGTTTGTTCCACAAATCTTTTACTTCATTTTTTATTATATCCTTATCTTTAATATTTTGTGCGTCCATACTTTTCCCCTTATACATCATCACCTGTGTACTGTATTGTTATTTCCATTTTTCCTCTACTTATCTTCGAAGTTATATTATACTTCTTTGCATAAGTAACTGATTCCTGCTTACTGATATAATCAAAACATTTGACAATTTCTTCATTTGACATTTCTGGAATCATACCACCTAATACAGCACATATTTCAGAAAACCAAGTATCTTTGTCCATACTCTCCAACAAATACTTAACACTTGTAATTTTAGTTCTGTAATTCTTATTTGATGGATTATTTATCGAAATTGTTGCAGATGAATCTAATGTAGCAACTCCAGTTTCATCCTCATCAAAACTATCTTCCGTAATCTTGTTACCTGTTGTGATTGAATTTGTACTTTTTACAAACTCCATAGTTGCATTGTATCTTTTAACAAATTCTTTCAAACAATGATCACCTTGCAATTGTTCTACATATGATTCACTGTCTTTATAATCCAAATCCTGAAAACAATCTAAAGCATCGTCAAAATTTCCATTTTTATAATTGTATTTTCCATCTTCATAGTAACATTCTAAATCTAAATCTGAGATTTTATCTCTGGATGACGCATTAGCAAGCACATCATGTGCTTCTTCATATTTATGATTTCGCATTAATTGCTTTGCATAGCCATATTTTGAATCATCCAATAATCTCTTCGAGTTTTTATACCCTTTCAGTTTCTTAAATTTAGATATTGCCTCTTTGTAGTCACCATTTTTCATTGCACTCTTTGCCGAACTATACGCTCGTATATTTCCTGTTGCAAAAAACGCAATAATTCCAATACAAATCACAACTATCAAGGCAATTATTTTTTTATTTTTTATGCCTTTCTTCATGCTCTCCTCCTATAATTATTTTATTAATAGTTACATATCTATTATATTCTTTTTAATGAATATATACAACTTATAAAACATATTTCTTTTATTAAACGTATTCAATTCCGAAAACATCTCATATGCTATTAATATCAAATAATTTAGGAGGAAGTATCGTGATTGACTACACACCGTTCTGGGATACTTTAGAAAAATCAAATGAAAACTGGTATACTCTGACCAAGAAACATAAAATTTCAAGTGGCACTATGAGCCGACTCAAAAACAACAAAGATATTTCCACTCGTACAATTAACGATCTATGTATGATTCTGCATTGTGATGTTGAAGATATCCTACGCTTCAAACCATCTGCCGACGATCAATCACTTTAGTAAATTCTTGTATATCTCTGCCTTTTCTTTCATTCTTCTGATCTTTGCTTCTTTATGTCTCTTAATCATGACCTCAATCACTGCGCCTGCTTTATCTACAACAACAGATACCATTGTCATGTATCCTAATAAAGTTACAATCTCATGCCCTGGCATAGTTAATAATGTATTTAAAATTTCCATATTCGATTCTCCTTATTTGTTTATAAAGATATCGCCACAATCTCTCATCCCCTGCAAATAAATCTCTCTGCATAGGAGTCGATGATTTGTCGACACCTCGCCTATATATTCTTCTAATTTCTTTGTTTGTTCCTCATTTAAGCAAGATTTTAATTCCTGCAAATGATTTTCCTGCATCTTGATAGATTCTGCATAATCTTCGTCTAGTAGTTTTGTGCGTTCATGCACTTCCTTAATTAATTCCTCTGCAAGGTAACTATGCATCATTTCATTATAGATTTCTCTTTTCATCTGTTCCATATTTCCGTACCTCTTTCTTTTTTATCCTACTTTATCATACTTAATCCTACTTAGCAATATAATGCACTACCTTATGCTAAGATACAGATAAGCGAGGTGGAAGATGAAACCATTAAAGAAGAAAGTAAGTATCACACTAGACAGTGATCTGGTTGAGATGATTAAAACGATGGCAGAGGAAGATGATAGATCTTTTAGCCAGTATATTAATATGGTACTGAAAGAGTATGTAAACCGTGAAAACGAAGGGACTACGAGAGAGTAGTCCTTATTTTTTTGCCGTGGGGATTTTTGGTGTTTCCTCTAGACCATATTTGGAAAGAGGGGTAATCGCCTGCAATATCGTTATATTGCACAAGTTTTTCTTGTATTTTTGTGCATATTTACCTACTTATTCTTCGTTAGAGTCCTAATCTAGCGTTGTTTTTGGAAATAATTGGTACAAATATCGACATAAAATTTTGCTTTTATCACTCATTTTAAATCTATTTGAAATACTGATATTTTATCAAATGGATTTTGTAAGATATTTCCAGTGATACTGGCACAATCTATACGTCTGTCTGTATAACCATCAAAAAACCTAGCAATACTAAGGATTTTTTGCCCATAGAACGGTAAATTTTTTGGATGTATCGCTCCCAACTATTTCCAAATTGCGTTCACCCAAAACCTGCGTACCCATTTCGAGTACCCAGACGGTACTTGAGCCCGACTTATTTTTAAGCCCGTTCCTTATCTTTCTCTATCTCTCCACTAGCACCATTCTCTTCATCTAACCGCTTCAGTTCTGCCACACTGTCTGTAATTAGATCACTCTTTTCCATGACACTCTTTCTACTAATCGCACCGAGTTCTCTCATGGCTTTTAAGTTAGATACCATTTCTGTAGTAGCAACTGGCATATTTACATTGTAAACAACCTCAACATCATTCGATACTTCAGTACCCTGCATTTTCAAGATCATCTGAAATCTTCTGAACCTTTCTTGAAATCCTTTGTTCAGCCATTTCTTCGTTTCATCTGCATTGATATTTGCCATATGAAAAAGAATCTTCATAGACACTTCACTTATGTTTGCGATATTCGTCGAACTACCTAACACACTTGGTATGCAAGCGATATCATTCAACATCTGCTTGATATTATCAAGATATAACTTAATCGTATTGTAATCCATTGTTGTACTCACAACCTTGTAATCTCCGTTATCAAGATTCATCACATAACCTGTTGCATCAGCAGGAATCGTTGATTCAATTCTTTGTCCTACAGCCACAGGCATTGGATTCAAACTGTTAATATAGATTGCGTCGCCCATCTTACTCAAGATATCTTCTAAGTCATCCATAATCGGCTTGATATCAGTTAACATACTTACTCCAAAGTTATAGTCCATATCGTTGAAATTATGGTAATGAATTGGCAGACCACACACATTAATCTTGGAATCTTCCATATGTAAGTAACCGCCATCATTGTTCCAATTCTCAACATAAGTAGGATAATATACATTATAAAATGTGATATTCGTAAATATATCTGTCCATGTTTCGATAAATGCAATGTAATTCCCACGATCATCATAGACAGGATAACAGTCGCCACTGTCAAGCACCTTACTTTTAATGATGCCATCTTCCACATAAACAACCTCGTAAGCATCACCAAACTTATTGACTCTGTCCAAAATCTGGTAATCTACGGTTTCGTACTGTCCTAATTTGTATATTTCGTTAAAATTCTTGATCGTATTCTCGTTACCACTAAATGATACCTTCTTGCCAAGTAAGTACGTTGCGTGGAATCTCAGCACCGTTTTAGCATAGTTTAGAATCGTCTTTCGTGTGATGAGTTCTTTTCCTTTATAAGCAGAATTCTCTCTTCCAAGTACCTTGTGTCTACCTGCGAGATAGTCACGGTTCGCAATACATTTCGTAATCCTGTTCACATGATAAGGTTGATTGACTTCCTCTACAAACCATTTGGCAGGATTCTCATACTTATTTTTATACTCTTCAATCGCCACGTTGTCTCTCCTTTCTGTTCTGTTTCTTCTATATAATATTGTTAAAATGGATACCATAATCCATTCTTCATTCCCTGAATACAAAGACACAATCCCATAACCAAGTCATCATGACTGCCACTGATTGCGCCCATACTTCCATTATCGTTTGCAACGAACACCTTCATCTCTTCGAGCATATCCTTGCTTTTAATTTGGATTAACCCTTTGTCGAACCATTCACGGCAGTCGTTGACGATAATAGATTTGGTCTTATTGTTAGTGTCAAATCCGACCCTCCAGATCGTCCTCTGGAATTCATCATATGTCTTGTACTTGGTCATATTCATGTAATGCTGTTCATATCTCAGACGTTCAATAACACTGTGTCCACCGCTTGCTTTCTCAACTGTCAGCAACGCCTTATTATAGTATCTACCTAAAGCATTTAAGACATCGGCATACTGATATGGTTTGATCTTGTTATTCCTGAACTCAGCCACCTGTTGACCTTCTCTGTTTAACACGATAGCAGTAGAGTAGTCCTGTCCCAATCCTTCTGAGCAATCGACACCGATATAATATTTCTCGCCCATTCGTGGCAACTGCCAGATATGAAACGTCTTACCAAGATACGGTATTAATATAGTGGGAATACCTGTGACCTGTGTCTTTGCCAACGGCTTAATCTTGTTCTCTACAATCGTAGTAAGTGATGCCGTAATCCTCTTAGAATCAAATAACTGTTGCCCTGTGGTCAAGAAACATTCAGTGTCCGTTGAAGGATATTCCACTTGAAATGTATCAAGTCCATCCGTAGATACCTTCTTTCTTCGCCAAGCAATCTGCGCTAAAGAAGCACCCATCTTTAATAGTTCCTGTTCGTCCTCATCAAGTTCCATGCCTTTAATCTTCTGCGACGTTCTTGCTTCATACTCAGCCACGGCTTGTTCATACTGATTAGCAAACAATGATTTACCATTAATCCAATTAAAAAAGAACGGTTTATATGAATTGTCTCCGTTCTTCGCCTGTATGTATAATTCTGAAAATTTGTTAAAACCATTTGCAGTAGATTCTATGATGATACGCCCAGATTCACTGACCGCTTGCGATAATGCGTGCAACTGTTTATCTGCGTTCTTCCAAAAAGCAAATTCTGATAAATGCACGATACCATTCAATGTATCGCCACGCCCAATCTCTTTGTTCCCTGCCGTCAAGCAAGTAATCTTGCTACCGTTGTCAAAACATAATGCCTGTCTGTTATTTACAATTAATTTCGGCTTGATGATATCTGGTAAACTGTGATATTGCTGTTTCAATTTGTCGAAAATCGTATTACAACTTGATTGATTGTGACTTACCAGAAAACAAGTTGTGTTCTCATGTACCACACACTCTCTGATAGACAACGCAATCGTGATAGATGAGATACCTAACTGCCTACTCTTAAGGATAATGTTGTTTGACTGCATATTCTGTACCAATTCTTTTTGTTCATCCGTCAAGATAAATGGCACAAGTTTTCCTTCTTTGTCAGCAATCTTGATAAATGATTCGATCCAAGCCACTTTGTTTTCATCTTGCCATAACCAAGCAAGTTTTTGTGCATTTGTTTTACTGATCATCATGCACCGCCTTTGAGTGCAGGAATATTAATACCAGATAATAACACGTCCAATTCGTCCTCTGAATCCTCAAAGAAGTCACTATTATGGAAATTTTCTACATACTTAGCCGCATTGACATCTCCATTCAGTGCCTTGTTCATCATTTTCTGATAAATCTGCATCGTATTTAGCGTTCTCATGTTCTTCATATATATTTTAATTGCCTTTTGAGCATCATCACGAATGAGCCAGTTATTCTCACAGAATTCCTCTGTTTTATTTGTTCCGTCCTTGCTCTTGAACTGCATATCACACTGGCACAATTCGTCCCATTTGCATCTTTTCTTCTTATCTGACAGATACCACTGCACATACTTTGCAATATGGTATGGGCAAATTTCCTGCATTTTTTGTAGTAATGTTTTGTCTTTACTCTTTGCCATTTGTTTCTCCTTTCTGTTTGATTTTGATTGTTCTGTATTGATCGACCACGCGACCGTAGGTTGTAGTGGGCGGAAGTGATGTGCTTTGTGAGCGTTAGCGATCAAAGGATATCGCGCTACATGGGGTTTGGGGCTTGTCCCCAAGAGGATGAGGAAACCTTTACACTCAACAACTTATCTGTCACCATCCGACACACATTTTGTTGTAGGTCAAACGCCCACTCCTACGGGTGGTCATTTCGACCCACACAAAATATATGTCAGTATGGATGCCTATTACCATACTAAACACGCAAAAAACGCTTCGCTTATTTTCGCTTCCTGTCAATTGCGACAAGCGCAATTTCCTATTGGGGATTTTTACTTTTTCTTTTTAAGAATCATCGTTTTCTTTAGCGTTTATAAGGGTTTTGATGCAAAATAGGTACGAAATTGGTGACACCCTATATAGAAGGGTTACACCAAAAACGTACCTAAATCGTTAAAAAGTCCAGTAATTATAAGGGAAAAACGACGATTATTTTGTAGGAATGATCTTCCATACTCTCATTTGCTTTGCTTTCTTTTCACCATTAACTTTACGGTTTGTCTTAGTTTCCTCTATCTTAAAAGGAATTCCCATCGTTTCTAATTTCTCGTTAATTGTCTTTGCTGTTTTAACGACTCTTCCATTTTTGCGTAAACTAAGTTCCTGTACGAGTTTATCTTTCTGTGACTTATCGCAAAATTCTGTTTTATCATTCGCATATCTATCCAAAGTAAACATGATATTAATGTACTCTGGTTCGTAAATTTCATACTTCCATTTGATTATGTTGCCAAATCTGTCATATTTGTGCGTTCTCTCGAACTTATCAGCAAGATATGAGCAGTATCCATAATCGCTGAGATTTATCATCTTATTGTATAATTCGATATCGCTTTCTTTTTTCTTGAGCATTAACTCATTTACCTTTAAACAATTATCCTTTTTATCAGTATAAATGATTCCACTCTTATCTACATTAGCGTTAAATCTTGGATACTCTTTGTAAAATTCATCTTCTCCATTGAAGTCAAGGAACTGTGCAGGCACAATATCTTTCTTAATTTGAGTGATCATACCGCCCAATTGTTCATTTGTTCTTGCACGAACGTAGACGTCAATCTTTTCTGCATATGCGCCATTGTCTTTCCTTCTGCCGATACGTCGTCTGCCCATGCACTGGATCAGCGAACCAAGATCACGAATGTCAATCATGACCTCTTTTACGTCTTTATCTTTAATATTTACGCCTGCATCTAGGCAAGCAGTAGTGATGAGTAGGTTTTCCTCGAATCTCTCGTTCTCAAGCATCTGATTTAACTTCTCTTTGTCCATATATTTGGCATAATCTTTGTTACTATCGCTACAACAGAAGATGGCATTATCCTCGAACTGTTTGTATAACTCGTATGCCTTTTTGGCAGATTCAATAAAGAAGATTGCCTTTGTGCCTTTGCAAATTACCTCTTCTGCCTTGCGTTTGAAGGCGTCCTCACGATAGAAGAAGTAGAGTTGATTAATGAATGACCAATTGGTTGGTATTTTGTATTTAAGTGGCTTAATTTCTTCTCTTATGCCTAATTTTTGGGCGTTATCCACCAAATAATCTCTCATGTAGGATTCGATATTCTCACCAGTGGCAGACATAAATATTTTGACCGCAGTAGGACATTCCATGATCATGTCATAAGCCACGTCTGTCGTGTCATTGAAACTTGCATCTTCTGTGAAATAATGATATTCGTCTGATACTATGTAACCGTAGTCGTATGGATTAAAGAAGTCCTCTTCTCCGAAGTCATTGTATCTTGACTTGTGCATGGAAAACTTCTGATATGTCACTATATCAATCACATCATCTTTGCCGTCCGCTTCAATCTCCATGATAAATTGATCAACACATTTGCGACGATGGATAAGGAAGAGAATCTTTTGACCCTCTTCCTTCGCAATATCATATAAGGTGTTTTTTATAAAGTAGGATTTGCCAACGCCAGTACCTGCCTCAATTATGACAGGTACATCTGGTTCCCATTTCTGAATATCTTCAACTGTAATTAGATCGCTTACTCTTGTATTTTTACTTACTTTTCTTGTATTTGTTGCCATATTTTGTTGCTCTCCTTGTTTGATTATTTAGATAAGTATTCTTTGATTGTCTTTTCCAGATTCTCAGATTGTCTAAAAATAAATACATTCTTGTCTGGACATTTCTCATTACGTTCCATTTTTTTCAAGATGAACCCTTGCATCATAAGGTATCCTGCAAGTGCTTGATTGAATATAATCTTGTTATCTGTTTTTGTTTTGTTCATGTGTTTGTTCTCCTTGTTTTGTATTTGTTTAGTTTAGTAGTTGACAAACTGTCGATTACTGAATATTAATTAGTAGTTTCTTGACTTAAATTTTTGCTACCACTATTGTTGGTAGGTAATACTTTAGTCCGTTAAATTGTATGATCAAAATTTTTGGTAGGAAGATTGTTCATACCTAAAACTTTAGTCCTCTAAACTGTCGATTACTGACCTAAGTTTGACCCGCTAACATTATTAGCGGTTAAGATTTTGAGTGCTAACATTATTAGCACCTAAATTCTTGGTACAAAGATTGTTTGTGCCTAAATTTTGTCTACGAACATTATTCGTGGTCAAAATTTTAATTATGCGAATAATTCTTTTTTCAATGCTATTCTTTCTTCTCTTGCTATATTAAGCAAGTCCTCTTTTAATTCTTCCGTACCGTCAAAGAGAAATATTGTTTTGATTTTGTTTTTTCTATCTGGGCGCACTTGTGTAATATGGTGACCTCTGCGCAATAATTCATTCGTTAGATCACCATTATGTATTACAATTCTTCCGTCACTTGTATATTCCATTATTCCTTCACCTCGATTGAATAGTTTAGTAGATTTGTCTTAGTAAGCGCATAGCAATATGGCTCTTGTGGGATTATCTCATCATATCTCTTCGCCCTTTTACCATAAATATCTTTGACAACGTCAATAAAATATTTATCTGGATAAAACTTATCCTGTGGCAATTCAATGTGAAGATTTGCGTCAGTATCCCATAGAAGAATATCATTGATTGCATCAATATCAATCTTTGTGATTACATGACCTTTTTTCAATGTAATCTTCTCTCTGAGACGGTATTTGTCTTGGATTGCGTAAAATTCTTCCTTTTCATGCCGTTCGATGCAATGATAAAATTCTGGTAAATCTAATACATCTACCAGATAATGCTTGATGTATTGTCTGTATCTTGAACTGTAATATCCCAAAAATGCGCTGTCGATTGCAAGCAACATCATCATTGCTTCATCTGTCAAACCTTCTTTTTGTAAACCGTACAATGACCAAAGTAGTAATACTGTTGACCCTGCATATTTCTCTGTGTAATTTTGTCTTGTGATATTTTCCATAAGATTTGGATTAATAGATTCTTCGTTTTTGTAATCAATATTTGAAAATCTTGTGATGTGATTATCGAAGCATTTGCCTTTGTGCAATGCCAGATCAACGCCAATTCCTTCTGACTGTGTGGCGTTCTTTGTTTTTCCTTTGAGGTCTTGTCCCTCATGTCCTTTTACTTTCTTCTTTAATAAAAATATTTCTTCAACACTCCATCCCATTGCTTGCTTTAAGATTGCGCAAGATAGTAATGAGTCAATGTCGTCCGTCAAAATTGCATGATATTTATTTGTTGTATCTTTGTACCATGTTGGTAAATTCTTTGTTTGATTCTTCTTCATATCTGTCACCGATTAGTGAGCAAGATGAATCAACACCTTGCCCATCTAATTGGCAAACAAATACGAAAGTGAATAAGAATTTATACATCTTACTCACCTTCCTTTCTCCATTTGTTAAATTCTGGTTGCTAATTTTCAAGTTTCTCCAACTAAAATTAAAATCATTATTGAAACTAAAATATAATTACCCTATGCCCTAAGACAGGGCACAGCAGTTATTTGTCGACCGAGTTATTTTTGACGCGGGCTTTTTTGCTTGTTTTCTTTTCCTCTCGTGGCTTCAATAAGCCATAACAGCAGTTTAACCAATCATTGTACATCTTCTCGGTTGGAATCACTTCGCATCTTTCGATGCCTTTAATCCATCTGGTCGAGCACCCGAGACACTCAGCCATATATTTTTGTGTTAAATTGTGGTAAATCCTTAAAAACTTTAATCTATCTCCGCCAAGCATCTCTTTGCTCCTTTCATTTATTCACTTACTGTTGGAGTGACAGTTGATCCTGCCACAACAACTCCACTGTCATCAATCAGTGCAACTGCATAGTATTCAGAGCAGTATACAGTAGTTGTTCTTGTGCTTGCATCTCTCGCAGGTTCGACAAAAGGATTCTCTTTTGGAATTAAACCAATAGATTCCTTTTTAATTGTCAGAATATAACCCTCGTGTTTTGCTGTATCGTATAATCTGTCAGTGACAAGGACAGGGATTCCTCTGAAATAACCTAATAAGTTGTTCTGCATAACACCTGTGCCATCTGTAGTGAATGTTTTTGTCTTATCAACAAAGCCATCCATCTTAAGAAAAGATGGTACGAAAGCGCTATGAATATAGATTCCTGCAAAATCTTCTGCGTTGGCATCGTCACCATAAAGTCCTAAGATAGCATTCATCTCATCGAATGTAATCTGGTGCTTTGTAGCAATCTGGCTTTTTAAAGGTGTTGTTAAAGCAACATTAATGCAATCTGTATCCAGTTTTCTTGCAAGTGAGATTGCCTGCTGTTTTGCGGCTTCATCTAATGCGTTACCGAACTCAACTGCATCATCATAGTCATTGACAGATACCGCAGGTGCGGCTACCATCTTGATAGTTGCCTGTGTGCTTGTCTGTTTTAATGCTGTTTTGTCCATCGCTGTACCAACTGTAATGTCTTTGGCGTCACCGATGTAAGCCCATTTTGGCATAGACACTGTTTCCCCAGGTTTACCAACAAGGGATTTTACAACCTTAGCGCACTGAGAGATAACTACCTTTCCTTCGATTTTTTCTCTGACTAACTCTGCATAAACGTCTGGAATGATCATATTTTTGTTCACTGCATTTGTAGAATTGTTTACAATATTTGCCATTTCGTTTCCTCCTTAATTATTTGTTAATTTGTGTTTTAATTTCTGAGACATCTTCTCTGATGTCATCAAGGTCATCCTTATAAGATGTAAGCACCTGCACGAATTCTGCATTTGTAGCAGATAATTTTTCGTTTTGTTCCTGTGCCTTACTAATGACCGAATATAATTTTTCTTCTCTGTTTTCGTTTTGTGTCTGCGATTTTTCCCATAACTTCCATATGAAAAAAGCCATGGCGATTACCATAACAATTGGAAATCCTAACTGACTAATCGCAGTTTGTAGTGCATTGTAATTCACTCATTTGTCCTTTCCGAAAACCGTATATTAGCCGAGCGCAAAAGTTCCCTCGGCTTAACGAGCGCAAAAGTTCCGTGGTTTCCCCAGATGTGTGGAATTATCTCGCTAATGCCTTATAAAGTTCAGGATTGTCTTGAAACAACTGTGCTTTTTCTCCGTAGGACATCTTTTTGAAGTCGGACTTTGTAACTGCTTGCTGTTTACTGTGGTTACTGGGTTTGTTCCCATTGTTTAACAGATAACCATTGATTGCCACACTTACCGCTTCTAATCCTGCATCAACATCTTCTCCGAGGTTTAGATACTGTCCTAACTCTGTTGGTAAGCCAAGTTCATTGAGTTTAGTCGATAACTCTGCTTGACGTTCTTTTGCCAGTAGTTTCTGTTCTCTGACTTCTAACTCTTTCATACGGTTTTCAAATTGAATTTCGCTATCTGATTTTTTCGCAGGTTTGTATTGTTTCAATTCTTCCTTTACAGTTCTGAGTTCGTTTGAATACTTTGTTCTAATCCTATCGCCCTCACTCTGTAAAATCTGCTGTACGCCTGCAAGTTGTTCATCAGATAGATTTAATGTTTCTAGTTCCATGCTTCACGTCCTTTCCAGTTGCATACAAAACGCCCTGCAATAGCAGTTCTATCTGTTGCCCCTGTAATGATGTTGTTAATTTGTTGTATCAAAAAAAGACCTATCGCAATTGATAGATCTCTTTCTTCCTTATATAATTGTGTTTAAAGTCGCAGATTACGACCTTAGGATTTCTAAGATGACATTTTGCCACCTTAAGATTCAAAAGTTACCAAATCGGTAACCCTTGCTACGTCTATATATACATTTGAATTAAATAACGAACATTTTTATGTCGAGGGTATGCGCCCCCCTTATACACACATTTCGAATTTCATTTTGTGCCGTAAATACGGGACTTGTAAATAATTTCCAATTTTTCAAAGTCGCTAAAACACTAGGTTTTTAGCCAAATTTTGATTTGTCCACATTGGCAATTTGATAGCGTTACATGTCTAATATATGCTTCTCCATATACACACATTTCGTGTTCCGAAAAAAACGGTACATTTCATTTTTTCAAAAAATTTTGAAACAATTTTTTCGGTACATTTTAGACCAATATCAAAAGTTCAATTTTTTTGATTCTCAAAATATATGCTTCTCCATATACACACATTTCACCAACCGTTTTTTTCGGCTGTTTATCATTTTTTAAAAATTATTTGACCGAAAATAACGGCTGTTTTTTAACCAATATCAAATGCTAACATTTTTTGATTCTCAAAATATATCGTCCCCCATATACACACATTTCGTGTTCTGGATATTCAGTACATTTGAAAAATTGTCATTTTTTTGAACTGAATATCCAGAACATTTTAACCCAATATCAAAAACTAAATTTCTGTATTATGCTTTCTCATAGGGGGGGTACCTTTCCATATAGTGACTTTTTTTGTTCCGAAAAAAACAGAACATTGCATTTTTTAACCTTAAAAATGAACTGAATTTTTCGGAACTTTTTTTAAAATTTGATAGCGTTACATAGTTCTTCCTATACAGCCACTTAGCACGTCGCCTGTACATGGCTATTTTACTGAGTTTTTCAATGTTTTTTTAGATGTAACTGGGAACTTTTTTGCCGTTTTTTCTCTAAAATTGTTCTTCCTATACCCGCACTTAGCAAAAACTCTCAACACCGCATAAACACTAGGTTTAAGCGGTGTTCAAAAATAAAAATGAGAAGTTTTTCGCCACTTTTTTACCAAAAATTAATCAACCGTCCTCAAAACGAGGACACTTAAATCAAGGACTCCACAGTAACGTCCTTAGTTGCTTCTAGTTTTTTCGCTGTGTGATACACTCGAAGTGTGAATTTCTTTCCAATCGCACCTGTGTCTGTTGTTTTTAAAGTTAACGTATTGGCTGTCGTGTCAAATTTCTCTGTTACAAATGTAAACGAATAGTCGCTAGTAATCTCATACTGCAAGCCATCCAGATGTTCTTTTACGCCATCGTTTTTCGTGACAAAAGTAAAGACCGTATCTTTGTTGACATAGAGTTTATTGTATCTACTTGTAATGGATAACGTCCAAGGATTGACCTCTGGTTCGTTCTCAGTTACCGTAATTTCGTCTGTTGTGACCTCTACATCGTGTTCTGACCATCTTGCCGTAAATTTGACCGTACCTGCCTTGATAAAAGTAACTGTGCCGTCCTGTGCGATTGTCGCTACATTATTATCTGATGATTTCCATTCAATTGTAGGATTATCTACTATTTGATCATTAATATAAGCAGTTGTTTCCAATTTGGTAACACCTACTAGTCCCGAATCGGTACTGGAACCAATCTGATATGCCTTATTATAGTCACCTAACACAAGTCGATAGTTGACTGTTGGCTGTTCATCTGCCGTACGTTCGCAATACAAGTGACAGATGCCATTCTTGCACATGATGTTCTTAATCTTATACGTTCCACCGTACTCGTTGAATGTACCACCTATTGTTAAGCGTTTAGCATCGCTATTGTCCTCTAAAATCAATTCTAAGTCGCCCAACAACAAAATCATCGTCCCATCACTTGCGGACGAAATTGAGGTCGTTTTCGTGCAAATAACCCTAAGCCCTGTGACAGTTCCTGTGTTGAGATTCAAGATACCATCTGTCTGTCGTATCGCTGACTTGTAGTATACGTCGTTCTCAGCCGTCTCCTTATTTAAGACGATGTAGTAGTTGCCTTTATAGTTTAAAAGTGTTCCTACGCCCACAGGAGCGTCTATTTCATAGTATATAATGGAAGTGTCTCTATCCTCTAAGCCATCGTTATTCTTGCGAAAGACAACCTTAAAGTCCTGTGCTTGTGTTACGGCTGTCATAGTTTTGCTTTCTCTCTGCATTGTTCGTTCAAAACTTCTTTTTAAAGTGTCCAATTAATCACCGTCCTTTCCTCTTCATAGAGATGTGAGTGCCTTCATGTTCATGGTTCTTTATAGTATCTAGTGGATTGAATCTTTCAAAGTCAATCTGTAAATCATTTCCAAATAATGTAACATATTCTTTTGTCATGTCTAGGGTAGAGTGTCCCATAATCTTTTGCAGTCGGAATATATCGCCACCGTTGATGATCCAATGCTTGGCAAATGTATGCCTAAATAAATGGCATGATGTTTTGTTCACATTGTGCTTGATATTGTAGTTATGGACTAACTGTTGATATGTTCTCACGGCTGACTGCTTGCCATAATCATTGCAGAAGAGGTAATCTTCTGGTTCTCCGCCACGAATTTCCAAGTATTCCTGCAAGATAGCAGATAAGGATTCAGATAAAGGGATTACCTGTTGCTTACGGTTCTTGGTTTTGCGTAGCACGATAAAACCGCTTGAAAAGTCAACGTCACAGATACGCACATTTAATGCCGTACGTATACGATTTGCTGTTGCAAGTAAGTAGTTTTCGAATACCCACGTTTTATATTCGGCAAATGTGCATTTACGTAGATTTGGTTTCTGTAAGAGTCGTTCTAGTTCTTCATCGGAATAAGTTTGCTTGATTGGTTTTTCGATTTTGCACAATTGAATTTTAAAAGATTCCATATAGCCACAGTCCATACAGTAGTACAAAAACGCTCTGAGAGTTCTAAGATAAGTGTTGATTGTTACATCTTTGATTCGTACATCGTCACGAAGCCATAAAATATAGTCGTCGATTGTGTCCTCTGTGATTGTATGCACTCGTTTTCTTGGATCGCAAAAATCAAAAAATCTTTTGTTGATTTGTTTGTAAGATAAGATAGTTTTGTCTGATAAGTTTCTGACTTTGCATTTTTTTAAATACATTTCAAATGCTTGGTTAAGAGTTAGATTTGTTGGATTTGACATTTTTATTTTTTGCATGATTTACCGCCTTTCATAGCACTTGACCACGTCAAGATTAAACGAAAAATCTAGTGAAAAATAAAAAAGCGATTCAGAGATAAAAACTCTCTAAACCGCATGAATACGTACTTTTTCGAATGTTCGAATAGACACTAGAACCTAAATCTAGCGCGTCTGCCAATTCCGCCACATCCGCATATTGCAAAACAACAAGCATTTGTTTTCTTGTCGACTGCTTGAATAGTATATCAAGTATTGGTATTCCTGTCAAGTATTTTTATACAAAAATAGCTGTGTCTACTTAATTCCCGCAGATACAGCCATTTTTGTGTTTTTAGTACTGGTTCTTACTTTGTTTTTGCCGATTTTACATTCAGCCATTTTGAATAGACATTTTTGAATCCAACTTTCTTATAGGTACGAATGCGTACATAATATTTCTTCTTTGCTTTGTTAATTTAATGATAGCATATTTCCATACATCAAAAAAGAGACATGATCCTAGATCTCTCTAAAATCATATCTCTTACAACAATGAGCGTGCGGGGATTCGAACCCCGGACAACTTGA